ACCGCTCAGGCAGCGGGCGCGGCGGTCCTGTCCGCGCTGGCCACCCAGGCCGCCATCGCGGCCATCACCAGCGCCGGGGCCGCCACTGCCATCGGGAGCCTGCAGCTCGCATTCACCGTGGGCGCGCTGACGGCCTCCAGTGCGCCCACGGCCGCCCTGACGGCCTCCAGCGCCGCCGCCGCTACGACCGCTAACACGGCGGCTATAGGGGCACTCACAGCCGGAACAGCGAGGACGGGAGGACCGGGATGACCGCATATTGGCAGGGCCAGCCGGTCACCATCCCGGTCACGGTCAAGCAGCGCAACGTAGACGGCACCTACAGCCTCGTCGATGCCGGGTCCGTGACGACCACGGTCAAGCTCGCCGCCGTCGACGGAACGCTCACCACCACCGGCACGTACAGCACGCCCGTGCACGACGGCCTCGGCCTCTACCACCAGGACGTTCCCGTCACCGACCTCGCCGTCAACGGCCACTATCAGTACGCGGTGGTCACCACCGGCGCGGGCGCGGGCGTCCAGGTCGGCGAGTTCGACGTGACCGACCCGTTCACGACATCGGTGCTGCCGCTGCAGGACGCCAAGGACGCCCTCAACATCCCGCAGGCCACCACCACGTCCGACGCGGAGATCGCCTCCTACATCGCCACCATCGAGAGCAGCCTCGAACGGGCCACTGGCGGGCCGCTCGTCAACCGGGTCGTAGTCGAGCGGTCCGAGATGATGAGCGGGCAGACCGTGATCCTGGTCCGGCAGCGACCACTGGTCTCCGTCACGTCGATCGCGTCGGCCAGCGGCAGCAACATCGACATCTCCGGCGGCCTCGACCTCGACGTCAACGCCGGGGCCATCCGCCGCAAGCTCGGCCTGCCGTTCTACGGGCCGTTCTTTACCTGGTTGCCCGTCTGCTATCCCACCTACGTGGCCGGGTGGGGCACCAGCATGCCGGGGGCGTTCAACAGCTTCGCCCGGGTCGTCATCCAGCACCTGTGGACCAGTCAGCGCGGTCCGGCGGCCCTGCCGATGGGCGGCGGGGAGATGGTCCAGGTGCCCGGGTTCGGGTTCCTGGTCCCGAACATGGCCGCCGAGATGCTCAACGGCTCACAGGGCGGCGTTCCGTTCTTGAGTGAAGCCTTCATATGAAGGCCTGGCATGGCTCGGCTAGGCGCGACTCGGCGAGATATTCATTCTGCCGGCAAGTTCCCTCTTGCCTCTTCTTCCGCCACCTGCTTCACGGCATTGGCCGCGGCAAACCAGTGCGCCCGGATAGCCGGATCCTGATCCTTCCAGGCTGGCAGCGGCTCACCACGGATGCTCTTGCCGCCGCAGTGCCTGAAGTACGCGTCGTAAGCCAGGCCGCCCCAGTAGTCAATCAGGATAGCGGCATCGTCTCCGGTTTCTGTCACGGAGGAAGCATAGTGGTCGCAACCGGGAGAGCCTGAGTGAGCGTCACCCGGTTCGCCGACGCCGTGACAGCGCTGCTCGCCGCCTACAACGCTGCTGCCGGGCTGTCCGGGGTCCCCGTCTACGACGGGGCGCAGCCCTCCGGCGCGGCCGACCAGGATTTCATCATCGTCGGCCACGACGGCACCATCGGCACGGACGGCACCCTTGAGGCCACCGCCCTCGCCGGGATCTATCTGCAGCAGTGGTCCGACCTCACCACCGGCCGGGATGAGACCGGGTCCGTCAACTGCCTCATCGTCTCCCAGACCGGCGACGCCAGCGACATCGCCGGGCGGCGGGTACGGGTCAAGGCGCTGCTCGCCGCCACCGAGGACGCCGCCGCCGCAGCCGTCGTCACGCACCTGACGTTCGACGGGACCACCGACGGGCGGTTCATCTACCGGCAGTCAGCCGGCGGGGTCGTCGTCATGTGCGCGTACCGGGTCTCTTACTCCGCACCGTGGGGCTGACGCCGGATCCCGTCGTACCCGGCCAGCTTCGCCGCGTCCACGCGGATGCCGGGCGGGCAGCGTGGCCCGCAGCCGCCTAGCCGATAGCAGGCGTCGGTCACCGGGTGCCCGCTGAACGTGCCCTCAGCGTCAGGCAGGCCCGCGACGAACTCCGCCATTCGGCGGTCCTCCGCCGCCTGAACCTCCGGCGGCAGCGGCCGGAGCATCGCCTCACGGAACCGCCGGGTCGCCTCACCATCAGCTATGGCCATGACTGGAGTGTAATGCGCTGGCTCATCGGCCACCCCGGCCCCCAGTTCTCCGTTCACGACGTGTACGAGGGATGGGTCGAGGCGCTCCGCGGCCTGGGCGAGCAGGTATTCACGTTCGACTTCGACCGCAGGCTCCAGTTTTTCGACGCGGCACTGATCAACGACACGGGAGTCACCGACACCGAGGGCCGTCCGCTGATCCACAAGGCGATGCCCCGCCCGGCGGCCATCGAGGTAGCCACGTACGAGATCCTCAAGCCCGCATTCCTGGCCTGGCCCGACGTGGTGCTGCTGATCTCCGCGTTCTGGTACCCGCCGTTCCTGCTCGACGTGATGCGCGGCCGCGGCATGAAGGTCGTGCTGCTGCACACCGAATCGCCGTACCAGGACTCGGAGCAGCTGGAGCGGGCCGCCCACGCCGACATCAGCTTGGTCAACGATCCCGTCAACATCACCGCCTACCAGGCGCTCGGCCCCGCCGCGTACATGCCGCATGCGTACCGGGAGAAGATCCACTACCCGGCGGACCCCGGGGCGGGCAAGACATGGGACCTGTCGTTCGTGGGTACGGGCTTTCCGTCGAGGATTGAATTTTTCGAGGCCATGGCCCTACATTTGGAGCGGCGCCCCGGCGGGGCTCCATTGCGGCAAGAAGCTGGTCAAGAAGTCCCGGAAGCGCTGGAATCTTCATCTCGCCGAGAGGCGGGCTCCATTGAAGCGTCGGTACCGGATTCCCTTGCCGCGTCGCGTTCTTCATCTTCCCTGCCGGGGCGTTTCGCGCGTTCCGGGCTGAATGTCTGCCTCGCCGGGCCCTGGCTGGACCTCCCCCCGGACTCGCCGCTGCGCGACTGGACGATGTTCGAGCACGAGGCGTGCGTCACCAACGACGACACCGCGGAGATCTACCGCCAGTCCCGGTGCGGCATCAACTTCTACCGCCGCGAATCGGAGCAGGCCCACGCGGGCGAGGGGTGGGCGTGCGGGCCCCGGGAAATCGAGCTCGCCGCATGCGGGACATGGTTCGCCCGCGACCCCCGCGGCGAAGGCGACGAGCTGTTCCCGGCGCTGCCCCGGTTCACCGGCCCGGCCGAGGCATCCGAGCACATCCGGTGGGCGCTCGCCCACCCCCGGGAGCGGGACAAGGCCGCCGCGCAGGCGCGTGAGGCGGTAGCGGACCGGACGTTCGGCAACAATGCGCGGCGGCTGCTCAAGCTGCTGGACAACTAGGAAAGGCAGGCCACCGTGGCACGCTCGCATGGCAGGAACGGCATCGTCTACATGGGTGCGACGCAGGGTGCGGTGGCCACGCCGGTCACGTTCCAGGCGTCCTGGAGCGTCAGCATGGTCACCGACACCGACGAGGTGACCGCGTTCGGGGACCCGGTGAAAATTTACGTCTCCGGGCTCCCTGACGCATCCGGGGACTTCAGCGGGTTCTGGGACGACGCGACGTCCCAGACGTACAAGGCGGCCACAGACGGGCTCCCGCGGAACATGTACCTCTACCCGAACGTCACCTCGGACCCCCTCACCTACTTCTTTGGCACGGTGATCGCGGACTTCGCCATGGACGGCGCGGTGGGCAGCGCGGTGAACGTGAAATCGTCGTGGAAGGCGGCCAGCGCGGTGCAGCGGTACACGCAGTTCGGCGGGCTGGGCAGCTAGCGCATGGCCGACATGGCGTCCGAGCTGGAGGCGGCCGCCGTCCGGCTGCGCCGCGCCGGTCAGGACGACCTGGCCCGGGAACTCACCCGGGCGATGCGCGACGCCGTGGGCAAGGTCCCGGACCAGATCCGGGCCGGGCTCAGACCGCACCTGCCCGACCGGTACGCGGAGACCCTCGCCGGGGACCTGGACATCAAGACGATCGCCCGCAGCGGCGGCGCGTCCGCCGACGCCGTGGTGTCGGTGTACGCGCAGTCGCGCGGCGGGAACCGGAAACTGAGGCGCCTCGACGCGGGCCTGCTCACCCACCCCGTGTTCGGCAACCGGGAGGTGTGGCGCACCCAGGAAGGCCCGGGTCACGGCATGGAGCCCGGCTGGTTCACCGGCCCCTGCGAGGCGGCCGGGACCCCGGTCCGCGACGCGCTCGAGCGGGCGCTGCACGACGTCGCCGCGAAAGCGGCCGGATAGGAGACTGCCATCAAGATCACCCTGGGCGGCGAATCGTTTGACTATGACGGGTCCAAGGCGCCCATGAGCGAGGCGCTGTGGGTCGAGCACGTCTACAAACGGCGCTACGCCGAGTGGCAGGACGACCTGGCCGCCGGGTCGGCCAGGGCGATGTGCGTGCTCGCCTGCCTGATCTGGCGGCGGGACGGCCGCGACGTGCCGCTGCAAGACCTGCTGGACGGCACGGTCGATTTTGACCTGATGGAGATGCTCACGTCGATGGCCGAGGCGGCTGAGGCGGAGAAGGGCGAGGCGGCCGCGCCGGACCCTACGCCACCGTCGGCCCCGGCTGGCACACGCACGACCGGCACCGCTACCTCGCGATCTTCGCGAAAGAGTTCCACGTAAGACCCTGGGAGGTCGGGCTCCTGGACGTCGCTGACTTCGAGGCACTCATAGATGCCGCCGAGGAAATGATCGACGGCCATTAACAAGCGGCGGACGGAAGGCGGGTGACCGGTGGCGGCCTCGATAACCTTCGACTTCCTGTCCCGCGGTTCCGACAAACTCGCCGGCGACTTCAAGAAGACCGGCGATAACGCCGCCGCCGCCGCGCGGGGCGCGAAGGTGCTTCAGGATACTATCGATCGGCTCGGGACAAAAGAAAACCGCACCGCCGCCGAATCAGCGAAC